CTATTTATGTGGATACAATACAATATTTAGTTGTGTGCCAGGGAAAATAGCATTATTAGTACGTTTTCTCTCTTCCGGAAGAACAGCTAAAGTCATCCAGCCGGATCTAATGGAAAACAATCCTGATTGCTCATTACAAATTTCTCTAATTCGTCTAAGACCATTCCCTCCCCTTTTCCCTTTCCTCCCACTAAACCCATCTAACGCTCTTTTTATAAAGATATAATCAGCATCCCCTAGGTGGGGATAGCGTTGAGACAAATGTGCAGGTATGCCAATACCATTGTCACCAATAGCAATATGTACCAACCTTTGTGCATTTTCATAGTCATACGTCTGAACTACACCATAGGTTTGCCCCTGGCTATGTTCAACACCGTTAGAACAAGCTTCCAGGACGACTGTACTGACTTTTCCCCTATACATAGCCATTTCATCTCCTGGATAATTACGTAATAACACCTCATTCAAATGAATAATAAACTGCTCAATATCCACTAGTTCTTTCATTTCAGTTAAAACAACATACTTATTGGAAGGTATGGATGATTTAGAAAAGAGCTTAAAACCTTTTGATTCTTCTGGAAGTATACAAATATCATCTATCAAATCATAAGTTGACATTAATTTTAAATATGAATCGACATTCGGTGCAATTTTATCTAGTCGAACTTTTATTTTTGTCTTTTCATAGACTATCCGAATTGCAAGTACTAATAAAACCAAATCAATTGGTGCTAACCAACGTCCTCCTTCAAATGTTATTGTAACTTGATTTCCTTCGACTAATTTATTTAATCTCCATGCTAACATATCAGCTTTATTAGTCCACGCAAGGTTTTGTTCGACTTTTATAACTCTCTGTACCATTTCAAACAAGCTCCTATTGTAATTAAAAATCTTCTATATATTTCGCAAACGTAAACACAAACTCTACAGGCTTTTAGTTTTTATATTCGAAAGCGAATAACGAGCACATTTCCTCCTGTAAGGAATTGAAAGTTCATCATTAATTAATCCAAAATTACCTATTATGGTTAAACAATTCATTAACCCCTTATCCGGTTATCCATCATTTTGTCATTAAAATAATTCTATATACAAAGCTTAAACCCTTTGTGATAATAAGTAATTAAATGAATTTCAGAGATAGTTTATTAATAAAAGACAAAATATAAAGTTCGGCTTGGACTTGGAGAAGGACACGTACCAAAAGTTGTACCAAAACAAAAAACTGACCTAAAAGGCCAGCTAGATGACATATTTTTGGTGGAGGCGGGGCGTGCACTTTCAAATCCAAACTACCTTTTAAAGTTCCTTATAATAATAATAGACCGGCTCATTATAAAAAAGCTCCGTAGATTAACGGAGCTTTTTTATTATATGATTTTCTATTTTTAATAATTCTTTTTTTCTATCTTTTAATTTAGTTGATACTAGAACATATGTTCTGTGTTTGTTTGAATAACAAATAATGTCCAATAAATTCAGATAATCGCAAAAAATAAATTGCATTATATACCTCCCCTGGATTTTATTTGAATCAAACACCATTTTTATTATACCGTAAATTAAGATTAATTCAATCCTTAGTTTTTATAAAAATAATAGTATCATGTTTAAATATTAAATATTACATTATTGGACATTTTTTATATTTAGTTCATGGGTAAACTTGTGGTTGGGCTATTCTTTCTTCACAAAAAGAAACTGGCGATCGCCACCAACACAGCAATATTTCGTTGCCATTTTAAGCTAATGATTTGCCGCTGGCATTCCTTCAATAATTGCTTGTAATCGTTCAAGTCTTTTTCGATCTCCGCTTTCGCCTGCTTCAATTGCTCCAATGATATTTCCCTGCTGTTCGCTAAGTTCTCTAAGACGAAGATTCGTTTCTGTAAGTCGGCGTTGATCGTCTCTAAGTTCAGTAATTGTTCGTCGGTCAATTTCTTGCTGGCTTTCAAGCTCTCTAATTCGGAAGTCCGCTTGTCCCAGGTTTTTTGTAATTCGCTGATTAACTTGAGCGCTTTGGCCCGTGTCTCCTCGTTCATTGTATAATCCATAGCCCAAACCGGCGATAATGATAAGCAAAATAACAATAATAGTGATATAAATCTTATGCACATTGTAAAACCTCCTTATTCCTCAATTAATATATATGGGATAACAGCCGTTTTCCATTGGTCACCAAATAACCGTTTTGCTTGTCCCACCATCGCCCCATAAAAACTATCCCATTGTTTTGGTGGGACGGTTTGGCAACCTTCCGATCCGGTCGTTGTCTCGCCACCGGCATGGATGTTATCTCCAAACCAACCATCATCCTGGTATGGCCCTTCGACTCCATCCCGGATAACGGTCATTTCTCTTGCCGGGATAAGCGCTGGATAACTGCTTTTTGAACCGTGGTGAATCCCAAAAGTGTAATACCATAAACCCGTTTTCACCTGGCCCATGCCCTTGTGTTCTCCAGTGCCATATCCAGGCCGGTGTTTACTTGGGTCTGTATTAAAATTATATGGAGCAAAGAAACCGGGCGATATGATAAACGCCGCATCGTCATAAATACCCCAATCATTTGTCCCCGGTTCGCCCAGGGAGTTTTTGTAATATCCTCTGATAGCAGCGATAAATAAAGGATATTGTTTTTGGTCGACATTAAATTGTTTTATTCTCTCATTTAATTCCGCAGACGATAGCCGAGGTCGTGCATTTGGGATCATTTGCTGTTCCTCCTATTTTTGATCAATTTTAATTTTAATTTCTGTCACATCTTTTTGAATTAGATCTATGATATCCAACTTATCGGCTAACTTATCGATGGTTGTCTGATACCGCCCTTCGCGCTTTGAATTTTCATTCAAAATCCACCAAAGCAGAAAAACAAATAGGACCGCAAAAATACCGTTAGGGATTGCCACTTTAATTAATTCTTCCAAAATAATCCTCACCTTTCAAATTAATTAAATAAAATTTTTAATGTTGACAAAAAATACAATCAGCGTTACTCTAAAGCAAAGGAGTGGTAAAAGATGTTAAAAATATTTGGTTTAACTACCATTTTGATAATATTATTTACGGTGCCAGTTATGGCTGAGAATAAATGGGAAGAAACTGACACCGTATTGATTTTGCTATGCGTCGCAGATTGGGCACAAACTAGGGATATCGCCACAAATCGTTCAGACCCTTGCATCACATTCGACCAATCAGGTTTTACTTATAACGAAATTAATCCGATTTTGGGAAGACATCCCACACTAGAACAAGTTGATATGTATTTTCTAGCCTCAATCAGTGCTAATATATTAATTATCAAGTATGCCAATCCAAAAATAAAGAAATGGTGGACTATAATTGGCATCGCTACTGAAACCTATTTCGTTTCTCACAATGTTCAAATAGGTGTTAAATTTAAAATTTGATCATTTGTAAAATAAACTAGTCATGACCCTTTTGGTGCCATCTTCTGCAACTGCCACAAATAATCCTAACTCCGGTGACCAACAGACTGAACGCCATGGATTATTTTCAGGAGATGTGCGCGAGATCCAATTAAGACCGTTGTAACTGATTGCAATTTTACCAAAAGGACCGGTTTGATATCCCACAGTGACAAACACTCCTAGCATAGAAGACCAAAAAACCGATGTCCATGCATTATTATCAATCTCTCTACTAGTCCAATTAAGACCATCCGGGCTAGTCATGACTCGATTTCCACTTCCTGAGGTTGCAACTGCCACAAATAATCCTAACTCCGGTGACCAACAGACTGAACGCCATGCGTTATCCGCAGCCGATGATCTACTAGTCCAATTAAGACCATCCGGGCTAGTCATGACTCGATTTCCCGTACCAGTATACGCAACTGCCACAAATAATCCTAACTCCGGTGACCAACAGACTGAACTCCATGCGTTATCCGCAGCCGATGATCTACTAGTCCAATTAAGACCATCCGGGCTAGTCATGACTCGATTTCCACTTCCTGAGGTTGCAACTGCCACAAATAATCCTAACTCCGGTGACCAACAGACTGAACTCCATGCGTTATTTTCAGGAGATGTGCGCGAGATCCAATTACTAACAACTAACGTGATTGTGTCTAGCGCTGTTGTTGCCGTAGCCGCGTGCAAGTTCGGACATTCCGTGATACTCGTTACGCTTATTGGTGCCACCCCGGTAGCAACATTTGAGATAATTTGAGTATTAAAATTGTTAGCACTGGACTCTAAATCTTGATTTATAAATCCGGTTCCACTTGCATTCCATAAAATAGCCTTTCCAGGAGCCGGAACCGGATAAGTATATACCCCACTATTTTGTGTAATATCAGCCACATTGGCTCGACGTACAACTTCGTTAATTTGCTGTATCATCATAGTTAGCCGGTCATACATATTTTCAAAAACATTCGCATCCCAATTTCCAACATTTCGTAGATTATTTGGCTGATCTAACGGTAATACCCGTAATAAAGTTAACTTGTATCCGGTCGGCAAAACAGTACCGGATGGATACGGATATGTAACATGGCCACCGGTGCTGTAATCCAATGGATTATTCGGGACCACCTGGTACCCTGATGTCACAAGAGTGGTACTGCCTCCTAAATCTGTGATATACACTTTAACATCAGAAAGGGCAAAGATTGGAAAGTTATAATTGAACTGCGTAGTTACCCCGTTCCCTAAATATGGTCCTGCTTTATTGCTGGTAGACGTTACTGACATTGAATATACCTCCTTCATTTCGATCTTATTTTTTAGTATATTTACTCCAATTTAATTGCATAAAACCTCGTATTCCATTATTTGGGTTATAATCAGGGTAAATATGCCGATACGTTTGTTCCGCCTCAAGGAATGAATCTGCTTGTATTACGCCCTTAAAAGCCAAATATAACAATCCAATCGATGGAGACCGGCTTTCCCCAAGATTGCAATGCACTAAACATTTTTTATTATTGATTAATGCAGCATCGATAAATCGCAAAGATTCATCGATAATAATGTTGGGAATGTATTGTGGATTGTCTGCGTCCACAATATTTAAAAACAGCTGGTTATCTCTTATTGCAAAAAAATATTCCGGATGATCTTTTGGAGCTCCTCGGCCAGTATAACCAAGCAGATCCCTGTGATATGGTTCCTTGCAAGCGTGAACAATATGCCAATCGGGTTTGTCTTTTACTAATTCTTCATAATCGGTTTCATTTCCAATATATAGATTCTTATGGATTTCTAACATGTCTGTTTTCCCTCCTCTCACATTGATACACTGTTTCCATCCTTTATCTCCGTTCAGCCGGCTTCGGGAAAAATACATCCTGCAAATAAAAATCTTCCCCATTGACGATGGCATCATAGACATTGCCCACGGTGATTTCGATCTGTCGTGACGGATACTTCAGCCAATATCCACCAAATTCAAACGCAGCTTTTCCGGCCTTGCCCCAGTCGATTTCATCATCATTGACTGCTTTATTTACCGTGACGTTCCAAAGTTCCACGCCTTTTTGAAGCGCTGCCGCGCTTGGGGTCATCTCGTAACCACCAAATTTTCCGCCCAGAGCGTTAACTACATCCCGAACTACGATAAATGCACTGGCCGGATATTTCAACACGTTGGTCAAGGCCCATTTTGCCCATTTCATTTCATCCGGATCATCTCCAGAAGGGCCCCTTCCGGCCAACAACTCACTGGCCAGAGCCGGGACGAACCACCAATAAATTGCGAATGATACCAATTGGCCGTATTCACCGCGGCGTTTTGCCCGTTGGACCGCTTCAATCTGTTTGTTGGCGTACACTGAAAAATAACTGTAAAATTGGGTCAATAATTTTTGTAATTCAGTCCCCCGCTGGATAGCTGCCATATTGACCACATCACCAGACCCCTGGGTCTCCCGGATCACTCCGTCGGCATAACGGACCGCCATTTCCTCGTTAAGGCTCAGTATATCGTTTGGGTCCACTCCGTTCATCAAAGCAACTTCGCCAGCCTTCATCTGCTCGGCAATATTTTTGTCATAAGCGGCGATCCACCCGGGCACCGTAATCGCAAAGTCAAAAAGCCCAGTCAGTGCGAAATATGTATCAGTAATCTTGTCATAGGCGCTAGTGCTAATAAGCTTTTTGGTTGTATCCCGGATATCCCGGTCCCGGTCTTTCATCCGGTTCCGCATCATTTCCGACTTTTCAAAAACCTCCTGCGCTTTTTTCATTGCCTGCCCGGTTATGAGATCTTTATGAAACTCCAATACTGCCGAGAGCGTCCGCTTGTTTCCGACCTTCTCCATAATGGATGGCAGCCCCGCATACTGCGAAAATGCGGTGGTAAACTTAAAACCCATGTTAACAACAGACGACCCCTGCCGGGCGCGGCTCAATAAATTTTCTACCGGAGTCATGGGGGAGCGGTATTCATAGCCAATATTCATCAGCCAGGGCCTAAACTGCTTGTATACTTCATCGCCCATGGTTTCCTTAATAACCCTCATCACCTCGCGATGGTTCAGTAATCGGTCCACATCTCGCAGCGCATTGATGAAACTGACCATATGGATCACATCGGCCAGGTGTTTATCAATTACCGATAAATGCAAATTAAGCGGCCGGTTTGCAACCATCTCCGATACTTCCTTGGTGAAACCGGTTTTGGTGGATGGTTTTAAATAAGTGATTTCGGTCAGCCCTTTCAGGTTTTCTTGTTCACTCTGCCGGCTGGCCTGCTCCGAAAGCCGGGAATCATATTCGATATGAAAATACCCGCCCTTGTATGTCCCGTATTTGGTCACCACTTCGATGGTTTCCCGTTTCTTGGGTTCGATCCCCTTGCGGGCCTTTTCCACCTCGGCAATCATTGGCCAAAATTCCTCGATCATATCCCAGGTACCTTGGACAAAATTCCAGTCACTTTGGGTCATATGCCGGTCAAAAACGCTTTCAAAGGCCGCTTTAAGTTCCTTGCGCTTTTCATTCATAATCACTTTTCCAGGTCCAAGTTTATCAACATCGGCCTGATTTTCCCGCATAATGTCTTTGATGTCCTCATCGGTATACTGTATTGTTTCCGAGTACGCATCCATCAGCCGGTTCCGGTTGTCGGTGGCGCCCCAATTAAGGGCCATCATCAAAATGTTTTCCTTAGTCACCCCTTTCGGAAATATCGCATGGATCATCCCCGGGATATACAATTTTTTAGTAGCCAAATGGCTCAAGTCTTTTCCAAGATAATCCCGAAGTAATTTGGTATATTTTTCCCCGGCATTCCGGCGCAGAGTATACTCTTTATCCATGGCGCGCATCATGGGCAGTATCACATACCGCCATACCGGACCTTGGTCCTTATACCCATCCAAAGCCCGTACGATGTATTCAACTTTTTGATGGGACGCCACAAAACTGCGTACCGAATGCAGGATAGATTCTAATTTGGTCACATTGGGATCATAATTTTTCGGAAAAAGTTCTTTGTTCTCCCTTCGGATCCGGCCAGTAATCTCTTTGACAATAACCTGAAAATCCCGCTCTTTTTCATCGGTGAGTTGCCGTTTTTCGTTCCGGGCGATGGTCTCAATATTTTTGACTGCATCCACCAGGTCCCGGAGCTCCCCCAGGGTCAGATCTTGATAATTTTTTACAAATGTTTCGTTGGCGATGGTCTCCGGAATGGCGGCGTCATCCCATTGCTCCCGGGATTTAATCCAATCCGTCAACGTAGTTGGATCCTCCTGGACGTTCAAAGACGGCTGGGCCAGTTCAAACCGGGCCAGGATTTTATCGATTTGGTTTGAGAATTCCTGACCAATTTCCGGCCGGCTTTTGCCGGTGAATTTATTGAGATACCGGAAACTTTTATCAATCTCTTTGGTAAGCTGCACCGCCTCCAGCGCCAAAGCGTGATTTAATAACCTTTGTTCTGCAAACCGATGCATTTCCGTAAAATTACCCTTTGCGTATTCCTGGGACTCCCTCACAGCCGCAACCCGTTCCGCTGTAAAATATGCCGTTGCCGCGGTCGCTTCTTGGTAAGGTTTTTCAGCCAGGACACTTTTGGCATATTTCCGGGCATTGGCCGCCAAGGACCGGGCGCGCTGTAATGATACCTGCCGGGAAAGTTGATTGGTTTCCTCCTGATGGATTAAGTCCTGTAAAATTGCCTTTTCGAGCGCCAACACATCCATTTGATCATCATTCCGTAATGCCGCTTCAGCCTCGTATTGAAACGCAGCTGTATCCTGATTTAAATCACCGTATCTACCCGCCATTTCAACCGCCAGTTGTTCCTCGACGACATCATTAAATTTCGGCGCTTTGATCATCTTTTGGGCCAGCTCGTCGCCGGAAGAATATCCATAAGCCTCCGCGATGGCTTCAAAAAGTCTTTGCCCGGTTGGGGTCAATCCATCACCGCCGGCTAAAAATTTTCGGGCAATCTCCAGCGGATTTTTCCGGGTCCCAAATTGCTGCCGGATTGGTTCTGCGATCCGGTATATCGGTTGGGTGGCCACCTGCTCCCGGATCACCTTCCGGAGCCGGTCCCTTTCCTGGGCTAAAAATTCTTCCCGGTCCGGCTTCAGCTCATCCATTTGTGGCCGGAGTAACTGATTTATCGCCATTTCGTGCGCTTTTTCTTTCAGTTCCCGGAGCTTCAACCAGGTCGTGGGGGAAACATCTTTTTCCCGTACCACATCGAACATATAACCATTAAGCGCTTCCCGCTGGGTAATTTCATCATCGGTGGCCACCATCCGGTCCATCACCTTCCGAACCGGATCCGAAAGTTCGACTTTTAACCCGGCAATATCCCGGTAAATCTGTATCAGCCACCTCCGAAATGAGGCAAAAACTTTTTGCAGACCTTCGCTGGGGGCTTTACCCTCCATAAGGTATGCCTCAAACCCCCGGGCAAACTGCTCCTGCTGGTCGGTGGTTAAAGTTTCCTGTTCATCGGTAATTTCCAACCAATCGGCCAAGGTTCTCCAATTGGCCAAATAAATTTCATCGGCCTGGCCGCTCCGGACAAACCGGAAGGAATCTTCCATCCAAACGTGTGCGGATTCATGGATAAAACTAGATTGATCAGCGTGATTAAATAACGCAATAATGCTTTTATCTTGATTGATATTCACCTGAGCCCGTGGTTCCGAATTATCTTGCATATAAATATTTGATTTGGATGGGTCAAAAGTACCAACATTGTCAATAGATTTAATTTGATTAGAATTTAAAACGGCAATTTCTCCATACTTTTTACCATTTGGATATTCTTGAACATTAATGATCCCATCATATCCATCTTGATAAGCCTGTTTTAAACCATTTTCCCCCATATATTCAGATATCTTCTCGGGTGGAACTGGGTTTTTAATATTGATATATGCTTCAACAATACGACCATCGTCTTTTAAGCTTTGATAGGCTAATTCTTCGGTAGGATAACCTCTGATTTCATCATCCATAATTCCGGTAGTTGAGGCTAACTCATAAAGGGAGCTGGGACCATCTGGACCAACCATAAAATAAAAACCTTGACCATAATTCGACATGTCGTTGGTTCGATTTAAATCAAATTCCTGTATATCTTTACCACCAAAATGAAATACCACTAATGGGTTCCCTTGTTCATCAACAACCTTAGAACTTTTAAACCATTTTTTAAATTCCGGCGTTTCTACTGCGGATTGATTTAACGTTTCCCCTATAAAATTATCAATTGTACCTTTGTAGTGAATTTCCGGAATCTCCAGTTTTCCCGTAAACCCATCATTTTTAAGCGCTTTAGCGGCGTTATAAAATTCATTAAAAATTTGTTCTTTGGTTAAGTACCCATCTTTTTGCAAAAATCCATCTTGATCTAATCGAAAGCTAAAGTTATTGTTACCTTTAATGATATGGACACCATAAGGAATAAATTTGGTGCCTTCTTCGTTAAACATTTCAATAATCGAGTTAAAATCACCATCTTGCATGGATTGAGCCATATATAACGCATCATGCCCCGCATCTTCCCCAGTTTCCTCTGCGAAAGGATCGAATCCGCGGCTGATAATGTCCGTTGATTTCTGATAAATACTGTCCGGATAAATCAATTCCCCTTTAAAATACAATGCTTTGCCGTTAAGGTTTCCTTTGGCGGCGAACCGATCAGCCGACTGATTCAACGCCCCCGCATTTTCCCGGGCGCCCTGGACAATCTCCGGCTGATTAATCCCCTGGTATAATTCCATGGGATTAACCCCGCGCCTGGAGGCCTCGGCAATCATCCGGGAAGCCCAGAGTTTTGCATTTCGATCCACCCAGGTTCCAAACTCGCGTTCCCGAATATTTTTGGGCCGGCCGGCTGCAGTCAGTTTTTCCTTTACGTCCTGATATATCAGATTAAAATTATCCCTTATAATATTGTTATGAATGATTTGGGGCTCCGCCGCTTGCTGCTCCAATGTAATCATATCGGCGATCCGTTTTTCTTCGACGGCCGCCTGGTTATATGTCAGGCCATCCTCGGAAAATTTCACATCGTTTTTTACTGCATCATATAACGGCGTTTTTACGACCTTCTCCAACCAGGTCGCGTATGAAATTTTAATGCTGCCGCCGGTATCCAACGCCGTTTGGATTTCATCCCCCAAACCGAATACCTGAGATATTTCTTGGACAACCTGCTCTCTAGTGATATCCGGAACTGCAGACTGCAAAAAGGAAACCAATGGATGGGCATCAACATATACGTTTTCGATGGGTCCATTTTTTACTTGATCCGCCACAAACTTGGCATAATTTTCGGGCATCCGGTCCAAGTATTGGGACCCGGCCGCCACCTTGCCGATCTGCTCATAAACCTGTACAGCCTGGTTAGCGCCTTGAATTTGTTTTATACCCTGGTATGTGTGCGACCCTAACCCAGGGATTCCAAATATCAGCTGTGATTGAATGGTGGGGCTGATTACCTGGGACGATTGCGCCAAAATATCCGCCACCGGTTTTTTGTCAAACTCCTGGTCGGATATCGTTTTTGCCATTTCGCCCCCGAGCTGGGTGACGGTCTCCTGGGCAAACTCCTGGCCAGACTCCTTCAACATATTTATAAGATATTCTTTAACACCGGCCCGGATCAGGTTCCCACCTGATTGTTTAGCAAGGTTCTTTATTTCCTGCCGTCCTAAAAAATCTAATACTTTCGATCCGCCGGGTATGGTCTTCAACAGCGAACTAACCTGGGCCATTTCCAAGCCGGAGTTCAGAACGCCAACAACCAAAGCGGCCTGGGCAGCCACCTGGGGATCAATTGGATTACCGTATTTATCCCGAATTTTAATAAAATCACCGTAAGCGGATCCGCCTTCCAATATGGCGGACGCTTGCGCCAAACCAATTTTTCCGCCTAATTGGGCCCCAACTTTCATACCAGTCAACACCGCCGCCGGTACGGTTACAACCTCTTCCGGTGTCGCCGCTTGCGGTCCCGCATTCCCCGCGATAAGTGCCAATCCTCCTCCCAATACTCCGCCGGTTGAAGCCCAAAAGCCCGCTTTTTCGGACATAAGCCCATAATTGGGTAACTGCTCACCGGTGAAATACCAGGGATTAAAACCGATCGGTCTTTCCAATGCCGCCATTTGCGCTTCCAGTTGTTGCAATTTGGATTCGTTGCGGGTGGAACGCCGACCGGTCTGCAATGTTTCTAACATTTGCTCATACCTCAGTTGAGCGTATGAAACATTTAATTGACCGCTTTTTTCGCCTTTCCCAAGTTGGACTCCAGCCTGAAAAGCCAGATCATTTTCATTTCCGGAACCCAACCCCCGGGCAAAGTTTTGAGAAAACTCCGCTCCAGTCGGCGCCGGTTTCGGTTTAGTAAACGGCTTGGTAAAATCAAATTGAAGTAAATTCCATCCAAATTTTAAAGCGGATTCATGCTGGGCCAGCTCCGGCAAAACATCTTTAGCGGTAGCCATATTTTTTGGGTCGGAAAGGAATTGTGCTGTACCCGGAAACATCGATTCATACTGCTTCCATTGCTGGAATGTAGGATTTTTTTGAATCTTTTTTAAATCCTCGAGGTTGTTATCCACAAATTCTTCCGGCTCACCGGTATTCTGGGCAATATTAATAACATCCGCCGTCCGGATTGGGTCAAAATTTTGGACACTTTGAAAAGTATCTTGAAGCCTTGACGATACCCGGGGGACAAATAGAATTGACCGGTCGTTATTCGCCACTATATTCTGGCTGTCATCTTGAAATACTAAAGGCATCGTAAAGCCCCCCTTATTGAACTGCTAACTTGATATACGCCGGGACATTGCCATCCGGAAATTGCTGTATAATCTGTTGAATCAATTCCGGAGTGGTAATCAGCTGATTCCGCAGCTCCGGATCGTAAGTTGCTTCCCGGAGCTTAATGATTGACTTGACAGCGTTATAAATCGGACTTCCTTGTTTTACTTTGTCGCTTCCCCCCACTTGCTTAATAAACTGCTCCAAGTCATCAGCGCCGAAAGTGTTTTTTCCGCTGATGGCCGCCAAACCCCGACCGATTTCCAAAGTAACATCTTTCCCACCAAAGGTGTTATATACCTGACCCCATGACCGGTTGGTTTCATCTCGCTGCTTAACATCCTTTTTATATTGCTGCTCTCCCCCAAATATCCACCATCCACCGACCTTCTGTAATTTCTGATCGGCAATCGCCAAGAGTTCTTCCGGAGACTTCCCTTTGCCGGACTGATGCATTTCATATAAAAATTCTTGTTTTTTTTCTTTATTGCTGCCGAATTTTTGAGTAGCCAGCAGTTCAATCCTTTCCCAGCTTGATTTTACATCCTGTTTAACACCGTCCAATTGCCCATGATAATATGATTTTTTCAATTCTTCCCAGTCCTGAACCGTAAGTTTACCGGCTTTCATCGCCTCATCGATGTCTTTTTCCGGGGTAGTCTTATAAAGCACCCCTTTCCAAAGACTCATGTATACTCCCGGGTCAGACTGTTGTTTTGTTAGCCATAACCGTTTGACAGCATCCTCTTTGATTTCTTTATCATAACTATCCCGGGCAAATTTTCCGATCTGTTTTAAAGCCACATCCATGGTCCCACCTTGCTGGTGAATTGCAGATACGGAATTCATAAATGACCGGTCATTTGCGTCCCATTGCCTCATTAAATTGGTATTCAATTCACCGGCCTTTGAGCGTATATAATCCAGGCCCTTTTCAATCATTTTGTCGGTGTAACCTAATTTTTTATATGCCTCCTTGGCTGATTTCTCCATCTTGGCCAGGTCCGGGAGACCGTCCGACATTTTTAATCCCTGGACTGTATTCCAAATAGTATTACCATCCGAATAAAAGCCGGCTTCCTGAATCATGGACTCGGCTTTGGATTTAACATCAGGAGAAACCTGATCCCCAAATTGTTTTAAAATGTTCCTAGCGCCGGCGACATCATTGGCGGCCAGCGATTTTTCCAAAACTCCAGCCACCAGCTGCCCGGCATATTCTTGCTGCTTCACTTTAATATCTTCCGGAGTATATCCCATCTGTCCCAGTGCATGAGTCAATTTTGCGTATCCGTCCGATAACAACCGGGTGGTGTTATCGATACTGGGACTTTTAGCCGCGTCGGAAGCGTTTAGCTGTAAATTAGTTGCCAGTGTTTGAATTTTACTTTCCCGGGTCTGGTCCGCTTCATGCCGTAATACCGCCTGTTCCCCGGCTAAATTATGATTATCCGCCAGCTGGCCAAACTGTCTTTTCTGATTTTCCGATACCAGTTCACCCTGATATTTCTGCTTCAGTTCCGTGGTTTTCTGTCGAAATTCGCTATACGCGCCCTCCGCATTGCCCAAGGTCCGGTTCAACAAGCCGGTTTCCGTGTTGTAAAGTAGATCATCCATTTCCTGACGGTATTTCACTTCAGTATCCAGGATCTTCTGGGTGTCCTTTTGTTGCTGTAGTTCGGTGGCCCGTTGACTAATCAACTGTCCGGCGTTTTGGAGGGCGTTTCCCATCTGTTGATTGGCAACCGCGATATTTTCCCCAAACGCTCCCGCCGGCATATCGACTAGAGTCTGCACATTTGTTTGTACTTGACGTTGAAAGGTTGGAACTACCGGCATATGATCGGCCCTCCTTTATCTTATTTCCCCATACTGGTTTTGCTCCACCGGTCCCACGTGTCGGCCACTCCGGTGGCGCCTCCAATTATAGTTGCATTTGCCGCAGTATTTGCGGCAGTAACTGCATTGGATCCCGCCATTCGGTATGCTTCAGCTTGCTTTCTGGTCTGCCATATTTGTAGGTCGTCGTTATATTTAATAGCCAATTCATCTAATTTTCCTTTAAGTGCGGTATCCTCTGCAATATCCTGGGCAGTCACTGAACTGGCATCAATTCCATTAGCAGCAAGGACAGTTTTTTGGGTGGCATCAGCTCCGGCGACCATGTTACGAAAATCGGCAATTTTTAGTTTGCTTTGGGTCTCCATACTTTTGGCCGTCTGTTCCAGTTGATCCGCTTGAAACATATTAGCTTGGTATTGTGCCTCTCCTTGCTGACGTTGTGCATTGGCACCGGTTATCGTTCCAAAAATTTGAAGCCCCAATCCAATCGCTGGTATCGCCGCGCCCATATATTAATCCCTCCTGAATCGAAAGTATCGAAACAACATATGATCCATCCCATATGGTTCCGGTTGGTACATATCCGCTCCACACCATTGGAGCCATTGAATGGACTCAATGTATCGATTATCCACCCAATTTTCCAAAACCGGATATTCTTCCAGAAACCTCTGGATAAATGGCTTGCTTTGCCGAAAAAAAGTAAACCGTATTTTTTGCACTGCCGGTGAACCTAATAACCAAATTGTAGCCCGATCACTAACGAGTGATTCCGGGGCGATTCCAAACATTGAAATAATCTGGTCATCCAACACCATTGAAATGCTTGTAGATGAATTTTCAAATGAATCTTTCAACGCTTTATACGGGTCTGCGTGATGGCTGGCCCAAATTTCCAATCGGTCTGGCTCCCGGAGATTCGGCGCCAGAGATTCCACATCAGCTAAAATAGATTCCCGAAATATCAGCGCACCCTTTTGGAAATATATCTTACCCACCGACTTCAATCCTTGATATGATTGACAATATCGTTATGGGTAACGGATCGGATTGACGAATATAAATTCGGTTGCTCCGCTTGAATCCGCTAGACATTTCTGCATCATAATCACCAGTGAATAATGCTGTCGGAGTCCCCAGTGGTTCATTCGACCGGGTATTGATTTCGGTCAAATGGATGTTGTCATATCCCACCAAACCGCCTCCGTGAGCATATAATTTTAAGGTTACGCCCGTCACCATCACTTCTTTAGACTGCAAAGTCCCCTGGTCGGTGACGGCCTCGATATTTAATGTCTCTAAATCCGATACATATGGCAGTCCAACATGGACCCTGGAGGCCGGAGTATCCAATGTAATCGTTCCATCCATTACGGTTTTTCCCGAATAAACTGCGCCGTTTGCTAAAATCGCCACGCTTTTTCCTTCCAAATGGTCCAGACCGGCAATAGTGGTTACTGCTTTACGGAGTTTTCCACCGGATACATAGGCGAGAAACGCCAGACTATTTACGTCATTTCCGTCTTCGTCTTTCAATGTCAGGGTGTCGGTGGTGGCATTAGCCACCGTATACTGTTTTTTGTTGAGTTGGTCCGGTTGTGTTTTATTCCCTAAAAAATCAATCTCGGGGATCCATTCGATATCCGAAATATCCACTTTGTCCCCATCGGTGAGCCCATGGCCGGCGGCTGTGATAACCGTTATGGACGCAATCGAAACTTTAGTAATATTAACCGGACTATCCAATGTTAACCCGCAATCCACAAAATATTGGTCATATAAATCGGCCGTCATTGACCGGTTTGCCATCCGTTCAATAAACCGTGTATCTCCCCGTTTCACTACAAACCAAATTTCATCATATTGTGCCCCGGGCAAGATGCATATGCTTTCAAATTGGCCATCAGTCTCGTGGTGATGGAACGCGATCACTTTTTGGGCTGCATTATACGTGCATCCCAATAAAACTCCATCATCCCGAATCATCCAAATAATAGGCTCCGGTTCGGATTGAAACTCCATCTCCACGATGGTATGATCAGCGAACAAATGTCCCGAAAAATAGGTGACCGGTCCCCCCACATAACCCCCGCTATTCTCATTCCACTCAACAACCCGCAAACCATTATTGGATTTCTGGACAAATATTGCCTGATTATCAATAATCACCGGGTTAATCGACGAACTCCCGCCCAGCATTTGAAATTTATGTTTTGCAGTGGTAGGTGTAAATGACCCTCCCGAATTGACCGGGCCACTCCACCATACTCCTTCATCCGTTAGCGGTAAAATGTCACCTAGATTCGATATGCTTTCAATTTTATGTACTGCGCGCGAGTTAAGGTTTAACGTGATACCGTCCGCATCATTGAGCGGTGATGACCGACTATAATCAGTATAATCGCCTGATACACTCCACCATTGGGCTTGGGGTTCGGACTCCGAACCGGCGAAACCAATTCTGTCTGCATAAAAACAAACACAACTGGGCCAACCCCGATAATCCGACCATGCGCCTTCTGCCCATGTGGTTGTTGCCGCAGTGCCACTTAACGTTCGTTTTACCGTGGCTGTGGCATGAGTGCTATCGGTTACAGCCGTAATTTGTACAACACCAAAAACACCGCTGACCGCCGCTCCAATTCTCCACCATGATCCAACATGACCCGCGTCAAAAATTGCAGATGACGCGGTAAGGGTGACATTTCCAGTGGTAGCGGTTGAGGCGATTGTAATTGCACTTGTATTAACGGCCATAAACGGTCCATTTTTAAACTCATACAAACTTATCGTCCAGTTATAATGACTGTATCTGACCAATATTCTGGGCTGATAACCCCGGCATGCAATAAACATTGTATCAGCCGATTGCACGTAATTGATATATGGCAAATCCGCTTCCGTATATGGGGTCGAAATTTCTTCCGCTGCTCCGGAAGCTAATTCACTCCAATAAGTTGTTTCCAGTGGTGGAAAAAAATTCGCATTATTGGCGGCATTGGGGCTGGCCAAAATCGATTTATAAAGTTTATCACCATTTGCCAATAACGTTGCGGTTATTGTACCAGATAGCACCGGAGCGGCGGCGTAAGCAGCGTTGGCGGTTACCGTGAATTTAGTAATATCCACGCCATTAACTACACCTCCGGCGATTGCCCGGATTGCATTTTGTATTAAAAGCGCTGAATTTTTTGACGCGGTTGTCGTGGCGAATTTGATTGTTATCGTATCGGTCGCGGCGGTTACCGATAACGAATCTGCTGTATTCGCTTGTGTTGCAATCTTGATTGTCCCGGAATCGGCTAAACCGTAAGGTAATGCAAACGAAAGTTTTTTCGTTGTTGCATACGTGTTGATCAAATAATTTCCTACTTTTAAGTTCCAATCAATGGCATATGACGCCATCGGATTAAAGTCCAAAACATTATCGGCGGTAACAGTTATAATTCCCCCATCTTTGAAGAACCTGGCATATAAATCCCCAAACTCAATGGCGTAATTTTGACTTGTCCCAAACTTAAATGGCCGTAAGATGATTTTATTGGCGCTAGTTTTTACCGTGTTGGTATAATACGTACCGGCCCGGTTGGATACCGGACCCTGTTGATGCACAAACATATTCCGAAGCGTCCGGCACGAAGTGAAATATTGTTCAATATTGGTCCGTCCTTCCATCATCGGCGATGTTTCACCATTGATAAAACTGGTCTGGCTGATATCCATGGTCATAATAAACCACTATCCTCTCACATTAACATATGATGATGTTTGCTCTTGCACCAGATAACCTTCAGATAAGTTTGCTGCTTTTGCATTCGCAATTACCAATTCGTACATCCGCACCGCCCCGGATGCCAAATCCGCTTTGCCGGTCAACGGGATGGCTAAATCACCGGCCAGTTTCCAACCAAACGCATCAATAAACGACGCATCAAAAAAATTGGTATTGATTACATTTACGGTATATTCCAAGTATGCAGATACGGTATTAGTAACAATAATCATTTCGTCCCTGAGCCCTGATTGTAATTTATCAAACTCATCTCCAGGTGTATTAATCGGAGTTGAAGCATTAAAAACTTTTCGGGCATATAAGCAATCCGAAGGGTACGAATATATATGAGTCCATCCCGGAATAGTGTCTTCACATTCCGCCAATGGAATTATTTTGGTGGAAAATTTCCAATTGTGGTCTCTAAGAATCGCTTGCCGTAGCGGTTCGTAAATGCTATTACACGCCTTGGCAAAATCATTTTCCGTGGCCGACGCCACTGTTTTTTTACCAAGCCGGCTGAGTGCTAAATTAAAAATATCTACTTGATACATGATTGCACCTACCTCCATGCTTATAATTTGTAGATAGAGCGGCTATTCACCGCCCTATCTGTGATTTTATTTATTTTGGATTTTCACCCGGGGGATCTTCGTTCGGAGGATTTTCACCCGGGTGGGCTTTCGGAGCCTGGACATCAACCCGTTTAAAATATTCCTTCGGCGGTTTGGGATTGTCCGGCAATTCGATAGGCACATTGGATTTTCTCCAATACCGTTTCATAAAAGCGTAATTATTTTCAATTACAATGTATAATCCCATTAGGGCCTCATTTCCACCGACGGGGTCAAAAACGCGTTAAATTTTCCTTTGGTGTTTTCAGCAACCGCATTGGTATACACCACTTTTAAATATTTTTTTACCCCGATAGGCACTTTGACTTTTACCGGTACCGTATTAATCCCCAAACTGGTTTTATCAATGGCGCCGGACTCGAAAAGTGAGGTATACGTGGACCCGTCCGAAGAAGTCTGCAGTTTGAAATTAATGGTGGAATCTCCGGTGGACTCGACCGCTTCCGACGTTTGAATTTCCAGATACATGTCCGGCATATCCCCGGCGTTCTTAAACTCCAAAACGTTGGTGCTATCGGCATCACCGATGGCTGTTATTGCTTGATTGGTTGAAAAATTGGCGCTTATATCCCGATAACCCATTTGTTTCACCTCGTTACAATTTTATTTTGTTACAATTTTATTTACGCGTCCGCCAAGGTATAGATAATCTGAAGAGTAAAGGCGGGAGGGTTAGCGGTCGTGCCGTTGGTCACGGATAAAGTCAATTTTTCCCCGGCCGCTAAATTTTTGTGAGTCCCGTCCAAGGCCCCAAGATTGGTTACGGTACCGGCGCTTGGAAAAGCCGGATCAGCATCAAATTCCTTTTCTACAATGATGTTGGTACCATCGGTCAGCTTAATGGTGCATTTGTTGGAATCGTCTATTCCGGCCGGATTTCCCAGTGGTATAATGTCCGCCGAAACGAGCGACGTTGCCAATCCGGTCGGTACGAAATAAATTGGCCGATCGGTGATGTCAACACCGGCACCCAGATCTTCCACGTTGTAAAGAATTGTTTGATACTTGGCGGTCGCGGCAAGTTTGGCAAGAGGCCATATTCCATCATCAAACAATGCTCTGGTAGCCGCGTCTGCATTAAAAGCGCCGTCTTTAATAGCCTTGATTAATTGAGCATTATCAAAACTATCTGCGGCAAACTTGGCTAATACTGTTGCCGCATCAAAATAATCTGCTGCCATGATTGCCCGGCCACCGGCGGAAGCCGCCAAAGCACCGGAGGCAGGAGTTCCGGTTGTCACCGCCTTGCTGTTCACTCCGTCGTGATCGTGCCCGGTGGTAGGATTAAATACCTCTTGCAATACCTTGCCAATTTCACTAATTGCCGAAGTTAAAAAATTATAAGCCATTGAAATTCCTCCTTTCGTTAAAATAATGAATTTATCTGACCAATTACACCACAGTTCCTTCGGAATTTAACAGCGCATCCACCCGCCGGATCGGGTAACCCAGGAATTTGGTTATCGGTTTCCCGTTTTCCAGGGTATCAATGGTAAGCGTGGCTGTGGCTTTGTTGAGCGCTTTTTTGTCGAGAGCGGTTTTAACAGTACGGTTGCAATAAAACGCCGCCCTTCCGTTCAAATCATGGACCGTGTTTAAGGATTCAATCATCATATCCAGCAAGTTTGCCGAAGTATCCGTGGTTTTCCCAGTGGTCAATAATGCATCTATGTCAATATTGCACATCCTGCACGCGTACCTCCAGTCATAAACCGCTAAACCAAGTCTCCATTTGTACTGATCTTCCCACATATACAGAATTTTGTTTCCGGTCTGGGTGACCTTTTGGAGCCCCTTGTCTTCGTGCTGAATTCCGGCCTTGGTACCTTTCGGGAAAAATCCCGCGATTTTTTCTTCTCCCCAAACAACAAGATACATGGAAGTGTTTTTTACTCCGGAACCGCCGCCTTTAATGATATTAGCTTTGGAAGCCGCGGTGGTGGCGTCGGAATAAAACGCAGCCAGGCCGGTAATCTGCTCTGGATTGACTTTCTGATCACCATATATTAATTTAGATCCGCCCTCCTGGGACATGGCCTCGATAAACTTCCTGTTTTTTCGAACTCTATATCCGGCTTTGTCCTCATACATGTTGACCAGCTCTTCGTCAACCTGCCCATAGCCTTCCATGATCCCCGGGGTAAACAATATCGGGTGACTAGCGTCCGTACTGGGTACAACACCCTGATTGAGTTGACGCCAAGCAACTTCCGGAATTCCGTCTTCAATAACGGCTTTCTCTCCGACGGTAGTATTGGATTCAACTACAACCATGTCAATTAACATTTCATTGACAGTGCTGTACATATCAATCATTTTCATTACAACTCCGTCACTTGTTTCCTTGCCCCAATCGGCCAGGGTCGGATTGGTAGGTACTGCCATAATAATTCACCTCATTTTAAATTTTTTATTACTTTGTATTACTTTTTGTTCATATTGGGGTAAAAAATTTCCCCATCGCTCTTTGGAGCCCCGTTGGGCTTCCCGTCCGGAAAATTATCTTCGGCGATGGCTTTTCCGGCCAGAATCAAAAACTGATTTATGACCGGATGATTCCCTAAACCGGAATCATTCATTAACGTGCGAAATTCTTTACCTAGCTCCGGACCAGCAATTTGGTTAATTGCCTTGCCAATAAACGGCTTTTCCACGTTATAATTGGGTAATTTAATCGTTTCATCTTTCCAACCGTTTTTCATTTGGGTAAATAGTTCGGTTTGGCCTTTAATCTGTGTTTGAATCACTTTGGATTCCAAATCAATGAACTTTTGAGCCTGCTCCTGGGAAAGGTTCATCTCTTTGGCTAACCCCTTAAATTCATCATGAATCGCGGTGTCAATGGCCACTCCCTCCGGAAATGTGAAATCCGCATACGAATCCGGGGCTCCGGCTGTTTCCGGTTTGACTTCATCCGGTTTTTTATCCTTGACCGGATCGGCAGCTGGATCCGCTGGAGGCTCTTCATCAATCAAAGTCTTTTCCGGATTACCCGGTCCGGCCGGTGGAGCTGCCGGAGGGTCGGAACCATCCGGGGTTGGTTCATCAATCAATGTTGTTTCCGGAGTGGCAGGGGAGGCCGGTGGAGCTACCGGAGGATCCCCACCAAAAAACCGTAAGTCAAATTTAACCTTCGTATCAGTTTCCTTGGTGTTATCCGTGAAACCGATTTTCATATCATTATCCATGACTAACCTCCTTTTGATATATTTAAAATCCTATCAGTGGTCTGAATCGGATTTCGTAGCATTTTGTTCATGCTCCAATACTTTCAAATCATCTTGATATTCCTTATACATTTGGTCAAGCGCTTCAAACCCGCTGACCTCCATGATTTCCCGGATAAAAAACGCCCCACCGGTCCGTAATCCTTTTTCATACAAATCCCGGGAATTTCCATGGAACTTTTCGCTGAAAAACCCGGACTCCATAATAAACCGCCAAATACACCGACGCCCCCGGGGGTCTGATATAATCCATTTGAAATCTGCCAGCTCTTGTTCCCTGCGTTTATCGTTTATATCATGAACATCGTAGCGCTCTATTGCTGAACACCTCCTAACAAAGCGGTCAGCGCGTTATTACTCCCGGTATCCGTTTCCGAAAGGGTCTTTGCTCCCTGGATGGAGGCCGCCATCATTTCCTGCTGCTGGGCTGCTTGTTGCTGCTTTGCCCGGTCATTTCGAATTTGGGCAACTTCATCATTCGTGCGAATCAGTTTGGATGGGGTACCCAACATGTTCACGTATTCGTCCACCGCTTCATCCGGATTAAACTTGTCCCTCACTTCCGGAAACACTCCCGCTAAATTCCCGACGAATCCGGCAGTTTGTTCAATCGATGTTATGCCCACCATTTTCTGGGCCTGGGCTAACATCGACACATATTCAACCCCCAACGGCATATTTTCCAACTCCGGAGGTGGGGGAGGTAACAATCCATTTTCCACCATAATGTCAAACGAAATATCTATCAGTGGATCCAATAGTTCATTTTCAACCGGCTCCAACACCGCCCCCAGCATTGTCAGTTTTTCCTCATATTTTTTGGCCACTTCATACATGGTTTTTTCATTGTTCGGGGCTTGGGCAATCATTAAAAAGATATCTACAAAGAAATCCTCTTTAATCGCTTGTTGAATTTCCGCAATATTGGCGCGTTGACTTTGAATATTGGGATTAACCTCATACGCAGTTTTAACCCCCGCATCAGGGGTGGAGCCTTCGTGCCATGTAACGGCCCCGGGTACCACATTAACTCCGCCTTTATTTCGGATACTTGCATTGGCCTGTAATGGGGGGTTGGCTTGTTTATCCAACATAATAAGCAAATCCAAATTAGCTTTTTGCAATGTTTTAGCATCACCCAGGGCCATCCAACCCGGGCCGCATTTGCTGTAAATATTCGATCCTTTCGGGTTCCATCGCGGTGCTAATATTGGAAACCGTTTAAACCCGGCCACTTTTAAAACCGTATTGGCTTTATCGCTGGGGTCCCAGTATATTGACCGAAACTTCATGTTTTTAAAATCTTTTTTTGATTCAATCCTGCTGTCATTTTCCTCGATAAGGTGATACACCGGGTACCATTCATCGGTATTGCGGTTTTGCTTATATGCATCCTGGATGGCAGTCCGTACATTATTCAGCCCAAACTCGTTAACCATTTGGACAGCCGTCATCCAAACAATCCGGGCAAATGCATTCACCCGCTGATCCGGTCCGGTACCCAGAAAGTATTCACCCACAGTAAAGCCCCGGCCCCGAATAACATCATCGTAATCCTCTTTCATGAGCGCGGCTCCTACACTGAAAACACCCAATTCCTCATATACGGACCACAAAATATTATAGATATTGCTTTTAGAAAACACTTCCATTTGACGCTCGACGACGACGTTCAGCCAATCTTTAACGGGAGGATATTTGTTTAAATCGGGGTCCGGTAAAATTAACTTATACCATGGCCGCGCCGGCGAAGTCATCCCGGAATACATCCCTGACGTAAATATCCTGGAGGCCCTGGTTGGTGTCGAGTCAATGAGCTCCTTATGGTTTAAAATTTCCCCTCGATTGGGTTGCGTCCCCTCAAAAAAACCCAATGCCGGATTGATGAATTTAGAGATACTTTGAAAGGCGGATTTCCATGATTCGAATTCCTGTTTCAATGAGTTAAAACGCCGTTCGTAAGGCTTCCGGTCTTGTATAATCATAGAGATCACCTGCCTGAAATCATATTTTTTGTCACGTTTGCCAAGGATGTATCGCCTTTGTATCCACCTGTATTAAAAAAAGTAGACATGTATCCAAATCGCATTGCATCCCTGCGGCGCTTTTCTTCCACCGCATTTAATACTTCCGGACTTTGGTCCGTGGGCAATACAGGCGGTAAAATATTGGTGTCTTCTTCGGGAGTTTTTTTCTTTTTTGGTAAGAAGGAGTTTGTCGAATTCCCTCCTTGACCGTATTGACCATAATTTACTGAGCTGCTTGGACCCGATTGCTTTGATTGATTGGCATTATAACTATCTGATTTACTGTAATTCGGACCGCTGTATCCACCGCCCCCTCCGCCACCTGAACCACCTCCACTTCCCATAATTATCACCCCATTTTTTTATTAAGCTGCTAAGTCTAAAACGTCATAATCTGACTGAACTCCGCCAAACGTATTCAAAACATCATACTGGGAATTGGCAAAGTTTAATTTGCTGTTGTTTCTTGAATTATTTTTTGGTTGCACTGGGACAGCAAACGATATGGCCAACGCATCCGCCCGGTTGGGGGAGGGCAGTCCCTTTGCCCGAATGTCTTCCTTGGATTCGAGATAGATTTTCCCGGAATCTTTTCCGGTGGCTTTCACCCGGTATTCCGGTATCATTAATTCTTCCGCCAGCTGAGGATCATCCGGGATGGCCCCGCCCTCACGCAACCAATCCTTCATCAGCTTCCACATTTCAGCCCGTTTATTCAAATATCCCGGATCACTCGAGGCCCCGCCAAACTCGACTAAAGTCCAATGCCGACCGGACTCTTTTCCAAAGCTGTATATTCCGGTACCAAAACCAAAATCGATGAATACGGCATCCGCTTGATATTGGTCCTCAAATCCCATTAAATAACCGGCAATAACTGCATCATTATCATTGCGCGCATATTTTCCTAAAATCTTAAAGGCCAGCCCCTGCCGGAGCCCAATGACCGTTTCATCACCGCCGGTCCACGCCGGGTCGCACGTAAGAATTTTTGCCGCGAAATTGTATTGCTCCAGACGAAGATGTCTTCCCCTGGCCGGGGTAATGATGGCCTCGGAAATGAATTGCAGGTCCGACGCGTTGGGAAATTCCCCGCGCACATGAGCTTTGACAAAATCGCTGTCTATGCCATAATCTTCAATCCATTGAGCAATTTGTGTTTTGTTGGATATTTTTACGGACCGGCTGTCGATTTGGCGAATATGCCACCGGTGCCGCTGCTTCCTGAAACATTCCCGGAACCATCCGTAATTTCGAACCGGATTCCCGAAAGCTACAAAAATAATTTGCGTATTGCTATCTGTAAGAGCTCCTTTAATGCCATCATCGTAAATGACATCATCAATCGCCGAGGCCTCATCGCAGAGGATCATGATTCTTTTACCATAATTGTGAAGCCCGGCAAATGCATCCGGCCTGGTTTTATTCCAAGGGATTGCATCAATGCGCCAGGTTTTTTCGTGCTTTGGTTCAACTGAATGAATTGATGTAGCCTCATATTTAAACCAATAACCGCATATACACAAACGGTGCCATTTTGCTAGTTCAGACCAAGTTTTTGTTTTAAGCTGGGTATCCGTTCCGGCGGTGACGACTCCCCGGGTGTCTTCTTGAGTGGACATCCCCCAGAGAATTAGCCAGGCGATCAGGGTTGATTTTCCGATCCCATTCCCGCTGGCCACCGCCTCCTGGATAACCAAATTAAATGCTTCGTTGAAATTTACGCCGGCTTTTAACAAATCACCGATTTCAATTAAAATTTCTTTTTGCCACTGATCGGGCCCGCTAAAATCTTTTAATTCACCTTCACCCCATGAAAACGCATAGATGACAAATCCATATGGGTCAAAGGTAAATTTTGCGATGTCTTCAATCAGTTCCAATTCGGCTGGAGCTTTCTTGTTTGGTGGCATTTTGCCATCTCTCCCTGGCTGCTGCCATACTTTCGGAAAGTGAGATGTTCATATTGTTATTGATATTAATATCTTTTCCGCTTTTGTATTGGTCCATATGAGCTTCCATCAATCTGATTAATAGGGCGTCTGAGTATTCCCGAATATGTCCCACTATATCGCCTTGATAAAAAACTGGTTTCAATGTCCCGGTAACCGCTCTTCGGAATGCTTCCGCTTCCAAAGTAGTACCAATCTGATTTTGAACTTCTTTAAACTGTTGGGCGTATTTCTCATCTTTCAACCATTCATAATGTTTTCCACGGTCAATATCTAACATTTTTGCAGCTTTGGTAATATTGAGGTCAGCATTTTGTGACAGCGTTAGCAAAAACATTTGTTTTTCCCGGTCTTCCAGTGCTGTCTGATATACCTTGATTTTGGCCGCATACTCCGGGTCTGTTTTCATCCACTCATAATGAGTATCCCGGCTGATACCCGCCTCAGCCACTGCCAAGGAAATATTACCGTCAGCCTCAAGGAAAAGAGTCAGAAATTTTTCTTTGGAATCTTTGACTCTCTGGGCGATGGCCGCCTGGGTCTCGGTTTTTGGTTTTTTTACGACTTCTTTTTTGGCTGGCCGGCGTCGCTTATTTTTCCAAGCCATAACTGACACCTAGCTTTCATTGGTATGTTCAAACCAGGTTAGCATCAAATCCGCTTTGGTGTTATCCGCATCCGGAGTAAATCGGATGATATAATCCTCATTTTGTTTTAAAATCAATTTACACTTTTCCGAGCTGCCGGCAGCTGCCATGTATTCAGCCCAAATTAATGTTCCGGCGTCAGCTGCTCCTCCGCTGCCCAGAGTCGGGTCTACCTTTAATGTCAATCCGCTTGCAGTATTAGAATTGCGATTGCTGTTATATGCGGTTACTGCAGTACCTGCTGCCGGAGTTGTCCCGTAAGTGGGATTTTCATATATCTCCCATAAACCGGCCGCTGAACAAGAATAAGCAAAAATCATGTGAGCCCATTTGGTGGTATCCGGTGTTATGATTTTCCAATACTTCGGGCCAGCGGTATCAACGTCCGTATCATAGCTGTGAGCAATAAAATGATCGCCGGCGTTTATTTTATGCTGGATAAAATCCACTGAAATTAACGATGCCGTTGAATGATCCGCCATCGGAATGACTCGGGTATTTTCATTGGCGCTTGATTGTACATAGATTGGTTCCGGCATGTGATCATCTCCTTGAGGTTATATAAAACAAAAAAACTGCCTGAAAGACAGTTTTAATAATGGGCGAAATCCGAAATTATACAAATTCGGATTTCGCTAAATTCGGTTAAATTTTGCCGTTATTGCTGATTACTGATTAAATAATCGGGTTATATGCTGTAATTGCTTTTTAAAAAGTCCATTCCTGATGTATCCATTATTTTGCCTCCTGAGCTGCTTTTACGATTGCGTTTTTGCAATCATCAAGCCACACCTTGACCTCTTTGTTTTTGGCTAATTCTTCATTGGTTACTTCCAACTTAAAATCAAATTCGCAATGGCTAATCATTACAGCCAAAATCGGATCAATTGTAACTTGATTCTTTTCGAGAAAATTTACGAAATCCTTACCGTTCATCTTTTCAATACCCCACCCATCATATTTTCCAAATTATCTTATTCTTCGCCACCCGTCCGTTTCCCTCTCTTGGTCCCGATCCGAAGCGTCCGGACCGCCTGGTCAAAAATGTCCCGGTTTAATCCAATATACCTGGCGGTGATGGCCTCCGAAGTATGACCGAACCATTCCCGCAGGAACGCCAGGGCGAAGACCGGACCTTTTTGATTGCTCCTTCGATATTGGTCATAAAACCAGTATCCGAATGTTTTCCGCATGGAATGGGTACCAATCGTATCCTGGATTCCGGCCTCCTTAGCAACTTCTTTGATAACTTGATAAACCCGGGTAGTGGTCAGCGGTTTATTCTTGCCTTCCCGGCTGGGGAATAATACTTCCCAATCCGGCTTACCCTTGATGTATTCTTTTAATGATTGCTTTAGCTTTGGATGTATCAGTAATTCTTTGACTTTTCCGGTTTTCTGCTCTTTGAGTTTAATATGGGTCTGGTCCCGGACATCACCCACCCGGAGCTGGAGGATATCGCCACATCGGAGGCCGGCATAGATTCCAACCAACCAAATCAAATACCACATTTGACCCAGTTTTTTTAACAGGTCCTCGATGGCGTCTATCTGCTCCGGCTCCCGTATGGGCTGTACAAAATTCATCCCGAATCCCCCGTTTTGTAATAGGTTTTAACCTTTTCCATTTCCGTTTGTAACCGGTCCATAATGTTTTCGATAATATCATCGCTTAAATCGTATTGTATCGCAGACACCAAAGCATCAGCCAGTTTTAACATTTCTTTTTTGTTTGTAATTACAACGATGGGTTTATTTTTTCGAAAAGCCAAACAGTGATTTGATTTTATAACACCATCGCTGTTCGTAAAAAAGATTTTAGCTTCAAATTTTCGGCAATTGGTACAGTACAATTCACCCGCGATGATATGATCCAGATATTCCGGGAACGGAATCCGGTGTCGTGCCGCTGCCGCTTTGAGAGGGAGAAGCGATTTATCAATCATTGTTTCACCTCATTTTTTATTCCGGAGCCGGCGCCGGGGTCATCGTCAATCCGTTTAGCATATTGATTACAATCGCAGTAAATCATGAATTCATCAAACTTTTTTAGTCGTTGGTTACACTTTGGGCATCGATCTTTTAGTCGTATAATCATATGGCCGTGGTATTCGTACTGATCCGGATTTTTTGGATTAGCCATTTTTTCGATTCCAAATCATGGCGGCCAGTACCCCAACATCGATAAAATCCATGGATGCAGGAGTCAAATTTTTTCTAAGTAACACCTCTAAACTTCGCGTGGAAACTTCATCCGGATTGTCCCAGCCGGTGTACCCTTCCCGTAATTTTGACAGGACCCTTTCCCGTAGCTGCTCGGCAAACTGATTAATCAGGTAATTCAGTGCCATTTCCTCGGATGATTCCCCAAAGGCTTGGTCTTTGAATTGTTGAGTTGTGACTTTCATTAACCCACCTTCTCCAGCCAAATATAATCCGTAATTGACTTAATACCGGTACCGTCCGGATGGGGATCGTGCACCATTTCGTAATTATGCCATACTACTGAATGCAACCGGTTCGGATATCTAGGAGATTTACCAGATACAATGTAATATTCAACATGCATCGGCGGATAAGTTCCCCAGTATAAGGCATAACCCGATGATTTTGCCCAGTCAATAAATCGTCCCCACCATTGGTCCACTGAATACGAACAAAAATTCGGGACGGTGGCGGGGTCCAACTCAAGTATGGAACAAACGCAAGCGCGGAAACAATCGCCGTTTTCAGGGTCAAGAATGGATTGTTTGATGTATTTCATCGGTTAAATTCCCTTTCATAGTATTCGGTGACTTTTTCGACGCACCGATCACCGCCCTGGTCGGTCGAATACTTGCACTGATGATAAACCGGGCAAACTTCACACGGACTAGTTATGGTTTCGAAAACCGCTTCACCAACCCGGTCATCATCAAAACGAAACACAGCCATGATGAAAACCTCCTTATGTTTGGTTGTATATCTCAAAACATGTCCAGTCTTTCGCCATTTCTGCAAGTTCCCGGACAATATCATCCGGAGTTTTGTTGGTAAATCCCGGTTGACATTGCAGCAATCCAATGGCAGCAATTAAAAGATTTCCATCCGGCGAATTGGTATTGATTTTCATGGCAGCCGGCATGACCTTTAATCCAAATCCACTCAATTTTCAGTCCATCGCTTAATCCATGAAGCTTGTCCCATAAATACTGATTGTTTGCGGGGCAATGATTGTTTAAATCGTCTAGTTCACCTATACCATTCATCCCATCAACTAAGTACGTGCTATCGGAATAAACTTTGTAGTGATGCTGAATTGATATTCTTGGATTGTTCCGGATGCACTGTAACGCTTCAACTGCTGCAGTCAATTCCATTTCGTTGATAGTTGTGACATTATAACCGCCGGAACCCTCGTAATGATGAGTCATTTTGCCTAATTGATTATCAGCCCGGGCTTTTCTAATTTGAATTAAGTAGGCCCAACCGCCCGGGCCGTGTCCATTGTTTCGGTATATGCAGGATCCGTCAGTCCAGATTGCAACGATTCGTTTTTTATTGCAGCCCATCGATTTTGTTTGAATATTCGTGATAGCTATCCTCCACAAACTCAGACCAATCAGACCAATTGTACTCTAGCAAAGGAAAATCTAAGCCTGTTTCGCAATGTCGCTTACTTCCGCGCTCATCATTAAAGTCAAAAATGGCCATATTTTAAAAACCTCCTTTACCTTTCGTGATATGCTTTTAATAGCCTATATTTAGGTACTCTGCCGTTAAATAAGTAATTAAACTTGTTTGTTTGCTTTTTAAGGCTTTCGCCCTTTGGACCATTGTTTGCTGGAAGTCCATGTTTTTTTCTCCATGCAAGGATAGGTCCGGCGGTAAAGTATCCGCGATTTAATGCGATTTGCAAATCACTGTATCCTTTGTTGTACAGTTTCATTCTTGTTTGATGCTCTTCTTTTGAAATTGATGGCCGCCCTTTCAAAATCAAGCCTCCCTTAATCGTTTTATCAACATTGACAAGTGTTTCAAAATCAATCCAACAGTTATTTGATGATTATACCTGGCTTGTCCCTTCAACTTGGCGATTTTCCCGTTCCTGTTTCCGTTTCATGCTCCATAAAAGCGCTTCATCCAGCTTGGTGATCATCATGCTAGTTTCCCGACAAGGAACCCGCTGATTAAATACTTGCAGTACATCCCGGGCAAACTCGATAAGGTCATCAATCTGGCATCCATTGACTCCGATTTCTTTGATGGGACCGCCCTGGCCGATGAAAGTTACGCTATCATCTTGAACATATACGAAGGGCTTCCATTCTCCATTTGGTATCGGATAGGCTCTTTGGCCTTCTGGTCTTGCCATTCTGCCGACTATATCAAAGTACATGCAGTCACCGTCTTGGATTTCGATTTCTTGACTTTCAGCAGGTTCGAGGCGATATTCTTTATCACCGCAACAAAAATCGATGGTCATTGAATCATTCAATTGATTTTTAGCTAAAACTTTTATGCTCATAAACCTAACACCCCTTTAAATTCTATTGCTTATTTGTCTTGATTCCATTTCGATTTGTTGAGCGGCTGTTTCAATTAAAGAAACTAAATTCTCAACACTAGAAGTGTCTACGCTACTAATTTTTTCCCCGGGGATTGTGTTGCATGGCGATGGGGAAAATAGCTTTCCATTAATTGACCGAATGTTGGATAGTGCTTCCCCAAGAGACGACCAAGATTTCTCTAGTCGATCTCTTAATATGGATTCCGGTTGAGTTGCTGGTTGGTTTCCCATAGATTTTATTTATCCTCCATTTTAGTAAATTTGTTAATAATTAGGAAATCGTTGCTTTTTGTCGGTACTGTCGGATCGTGAATGATCAAATTTTTGAAACACTTGTCAATATTGATAAAACGACTTGATTTTTTTATCGAATTATCTATATCTTAGATTCTATTAAATTCATTGATTATTTATAAACCTTGATAAATCAATGGTTCTAAAACATCCTATTTTTTAATTTAATGTACTCCATTTTATAGATAATTTATAAATGAGTAATAACCATGTTTTAAACCGTTTTACTATTTTCTATTAATAGGTCTTAGTCTTGGTTGCACCCGCTAGTTTAAAAGTTGATTTTTCAGGAAAGAAATCGAATAGGACATCTTTGTCCTTGATTCCATAGCGATTTTTAGCTATATTATCCCTGATTACCCATTCCGGGTCGTCGTTACGCCGGTAGAGAAATTGAATTGAACTTGCTGCTTGCTCTAAATTCCCGGTTTCATTCAAATCCGAAAATACCGGTTTGGGGTCTTTCCGTTTGTAAATATCACGGTTAAGTTGACATATTAGATAAATTGGAATTCTTAATTCACGGCCAATTTTTTTAAGTACTCGTAATGAACCATTCAATTCAGCCCTGGAATTACCATGGATTTCATATTCAGGCTTCATCAATTGAAAAAAATCGATGATTATCAATTTGATTCCATATTTTTTTTTCAATTTACGGCCGCGAATTAAAATATCCGATGCCTTGGTTTCCGTTGAGTCGTCAATAATAATTGGATAATTGCTTAGTTTTGAAGCTTTTTGAGTTAAATGATCAATATCTTCCAGTTTCAGAAGATTTACATTTCGGAATGCCATGGAATCCATCTGGGCTTCGAGAGCAAGAAATTTTCCTTGCAGCTGCTCCTTGGACATTTCAAGTGAAGCAAAATATACTGGACCGAAATTGATGGCGACAGTCCTGGCAATATTGATAACCTTGGTTGTCTTTCCGGTACCCGGTGGAGCTGCCAAAATATTTATGGTGTCCGGGTCCAGTCCACCAAGAATATAATCCAAAGCGTCATACCCTGTTCGTAATCCAGTGATTGATTTTTGAGCCCGTATTTTAGCCTCCAAATCATCCACAAAATCCAATATACCGTCACCAATCATCTGTATTTTTTCTTGTCTGGAATTTTTATCTAGTCGTTCAGAGTCTTCAAGGATACCTTGCGAAACTACGTCGTTGGGATCTGCTCCGTTCTGTAACTGCTGTATTCGCTGCTGATATTGAAATATGCTTTGCCTAGATAAGCTATGTTTTTTAACAATACCAATGTAATCCGGGACTCGTTTGATGTCTGGATAGTATCTCATCATCTCGGCCCAGACCGCATGAGTTAACCCAGACGAATCCTTTTTGTTTTGGGGTATGCTGTCAAAAACCCCCACTGGATCAATTGGTTGACGATCCTCTGAGCATTTTTTAAACGAATCCCAAAAAAGCTTGTTTTGGGGTCTGACAAAATCATCTGTCAAAACTTGATCTTGGATATCATCAAAGAGTTCCAAACCGTAATTCATAACAGAACTAATCAAATAATTTTCAGCTTCCAGATTCCCTTGCATCTCCGCGACACCTCGCTAAATATGACTCAAGCTCTATATCCACATCTGTTATGATTGTTTCTCCATCTGGAGGCTCCGGGGGTAAACCATCTAAGTAATCCAAAAATGGTTTGTTTGGTCCTATAAATGTACTGGGATTCTTTATGTATTGCAGTTCGGTCCCTTCATGAAGTGATGTTAAATATTTTTTAGCCGCAGTGATCATCTGTTCAGGAGTATAGCCGTCCTTTATCCGGGTATTCCAACATTTAAAAACTTTTATCTTTTCAATTTTTTTTGGATATCCTTTCCAAAAAAAATCAAATTCAGGGGTATAATTTAGTTCTTTATGGTTATAGTTCAATAGCTTTAGTTCGGGTGCATGTGGTGCAGTACCCTCCTGCACAGTGTGCACCACCTCGGGTGCATGTGGTGCAGTACCCTCCTGCACAGTGTGCACCACCTCTTGAGTGGAAGATTCATCAAAAGTTACTTTGGGTGGAATGTATCGCAATATATATAAATTGCTTAAATTCTTGGAACCTTCCCGGCGATAGACCTTTCGTATGTACTCCCGGGTTTCTAGTTCTTTTAAACAGTACCGGACCTTACGTTCACTTATACCGGACAGTTTTGCCAAAGTATCAATGGATGGCCAACATTTTTTATCCGCGCTATTTGCAAACCGGCTAAGATAAACGTATAATAACCGAGCTTCTTTGCTTAGTTCCAAATCGTCCAGCACTGCATTTTCAACGATGGTATAATGCCATCCCTCTTGCTGAATTTGGCATTCAGCCATGTTAGTCCACTCCTTGAAATAGATTTAATTATTTGGATGTACGTATTAAATACACGGAGGACCGCGAACCATTGAAATCACCAATCTTTCATAATTGATTAACCGTCACCGGAACCGTAACCGGAACCGTCACCGTCACCGTAACCGGAACCGGAACCGTCACCGTCACCGGAACCGTAACCGGAACCGTCACCGTCACCGTAACCGGAACCGGAACCGTCACCGTCACCGGAACCGTAACCGGAACCGTCACCGTCACCGTCACCGGAACCGGAACCGTAACCGGAAATTTTCTCTAAGCTCTCCATGCCGTCACCTTCTCGATGGATGCTTTAGCTGCATCCGTAACCGATAGAATTTCAATTGCTTGTAACAAAGTTACTTCCGGTACGGCGACAGGAAATTTACAACTTTCCGGTCGAGAGGTTCCTTCAACAGCTAATTGGGATAATGACGCTGCCCCGGACCAGTACCAGAGCCTCCTGGCGTTAGTCAGTACGACCTCTTGACCATCACGGGATTTTAATTCCCCCGCAAAAACCCCCGCTGAATAAGTCCTCACAATTACATACTGTTCATTTTGTTCCACTGTTTTATCCCCTTTTGTTATTTTATTAAAAGGGTTGTCCCCTTTAATAATCTTTAAAATAAACTCATTTGGCCAACGGACTTCCAATCAACTTCTTTATTAACCGGTATTTCTAAAGGTACCGGAGCTGATTGTGTAACCGTAAAAACTTTTTCATCAATCGTCCATCCTAATTTTTGCCCCGGCCAGGGCCTGACTAAAATTTCTTTGATATAATCAACCTCACCAATGGTGACGGAACACCCCAATTCGATTCCCCGTCCGGTCTGGCGCAACCGATCAGAATTAATTTTTTTGGCTATCCAATAATCAAAAATTGGATCAATTGGTTCATACTCCAGCGATATGGAGCCATTATCATAAATTATCCGGCATTTCGGATGATTTTGTGTTGGCGCTGGCTCCGGTACCGGACCGGATCGATTCGGCGAGCTGATCGGCTCACTGGGTCCCGCCGGCGGATGCGTCCGGAGATCAATTTTTTCACACCAGCTTTTTAGTTGCTTATCCCGCTTTTCAGGGTCTTTTTCGTCCGGGTCAAGTCCTTGGCCCTGGGCGATACCAAATACATAATCTGCTTCCTGGTGGGTGAACATGCCACCCAACCGGCCGCCATCTCCGGTGGCCGTCCAGCGCTCCCGGGGTAAATGGCGATATAACCAAAACAAAAAATTTTCGGATTTCGTTTCAAAATCGATATAAGCGGTTTGATCGTCATACCGTATCCGGCAATGTTTCGAAGTTTCAAATTTACCGGTTATAAATTCTTCCGGATCCCGGCCATTTTCAATCAGGCTGATTTTTGAATAATGATCATACGCCAGGGTGAAAATTTGGCTAAAATATACCGTGTCCATGGTCCAACATTTTTCATCATCAAAATATGCCCGATTTGTTTTCGGTACCAGCTGCTTTAGCTGATCATAAAAATCCGGTCGATAATCGCCCTCGATCCGAAATCGGGTATCAGCTGAGTTAATTGTTATCCGACATTCTGCCATGTTGATCACCCCCGCCGGTGATTTTTTATTTTGAGCCAAATAAGGATAAATGGCACGGTCCACCAGCCCATAAAACCGGCCAGGTCATCAAAGTACCAGTCTCCCGAAATCTTCCGGGAGTCCACGCCGTATTGACGGATAAGATCCGGATGATTTTCGTTATAATAATCAAACTTCAAACCGGCTTTTTCAAGCTGATGTTTAGCCAGGCATAACAAACAAGGATGCTTATTTAAGCAAGTCCGGCAAGTATTGAGTATTAAATAATGACCCTGCTTTTTAAACCACTTGATCCAAAACCGGGCTCCGATCCGGAAGGGTCCCGGCTCCGGCCAGCGGTTTCTTACAATCGTTCCGTCATAGTCAAATATGAGAACATATTTACCGTTTAACATTAAACCCCCAGGTCTAAATTGATTTGAGTTGGTGCTTTAATTTGGACGGCGGCCACTGAATTAAACCAAAGGACTTCAATCCGAGTTTTTCCAAGTTCCGTTTGATTTTTCTTGTATTCCGAATGCCATCCCGAAAGCTCTTGAGTATACAATACATTTTCATAACTGGATATCATCACCGGACCCGGATGCTCCTGGAGGGACCGCAATAATTTTAAATGCTCTGCATTTGTCATTTCATTTTTATATAGCCTCCGGCTCCGAGTTTCCAATGGATAAGGCGGATCAGCATAGATTAAAACTTCAGGATACCGGTAATTTGAAATCAACTTTAGCGCGGGTAAATTTTCAATCTGAAGTTGTTTCAATCGTTCGGCAGCCTTGATAATGATTTCCGGTAACCGATCCCAGCGTTTTGGTGGAGCGTTAACCCCACCTTTTTTTGTTTTTGAATATTATGGGCCCAGGAACTTCGATCAGCAGTTTTCGCGCCAAATGACATCCAACATCGGATAAGCATTCTTCGGGCATCTTCCAAAGGTTCACCTGTCCGGATAAAATATTCAGTATTATCGGCGGTAATAGATTCCGGTAAAATTTCCTCGTATTCCGACCGATCCCAGGGAGTGAATTCGATCAGCCTGGCCAGTTCGTCGGGATGGTCGCGGATCACTTTAAAAAGATTGACAATATTTTTATCGATATCGTTGACGGTTTCAAGTGGTGATGGGTCTTTATAAAAAATATCCGCTAACGAACCACAGTATGGGTTCAAATATGTATGGTGTTTAATTTGGGCAATATACCCGCTTAACCATAGCCCAAGTCGCCATTTTGACCCCGGGTAACGGAGGATAGGGTTATCTATAACTGGCATGGCTTCGGAAACTCCATATATTTCTTACCATCCAGATAATTTCCTGACAGCTCAGTTCCACAATTGACCATGGGTTGACCGTCGGTATACGTAATCGTTTCCTTATAGTACAGTTCCCCTTTTTCCCCTGGACACCATTTGCCCCATTGCTTGAAAAAGAAAGGTGTTCCAGATTCCTTGCATTGATCCCGAATTGACCGGACCAAATCCGGATGGGTTGGCCGGGCTCTGTTCCCGGATTCACCACCGACGATTACCCAATCAAGTTTTTTATCACTTCTTCCTTGGAGTGGTCTAATAACGCCATGATCGCCGGTCAAAGAATCGATTTCAACTTCACTTGTTTGAATATGCCTTAAATTAACCGGTCCAAGCATTGGTTCAATACTCACAAACCGGATCGCCGATGGTACTTGTAACAAAATAGGAATCCGTTTATCAGCCATTTGCTGATTCTCGGTGGTTACCCCCAACCAAACATTGGGCCAACCCGAACCCCAATCATCAGGAAGCCGGCTCAAAATATTTTCCGGCCATTTTGAGAGTATCAAATATACATAATGTGGGGTTCTGCGAATAATATCCCAGGCGGCCGGGCGCCAAGGATCAGCTTGTACATTAAAAAAGTCACCCCAGCTCAAAGTGAAAATCTTATCCCCGGGTTTGATATTTTTGGATTTCAAGGGAAAATAAAACGTATCATTTTTCGATTGAATCACGGTGACGGGATCTTGACCGTATCGTTTCTTATCCCGATACATATAGCAGTTTAAGCAACCAAAATACTGACTATCCGGATTTTTGGGGCATCCTTGAGCCCAATTCCAAGTGTGGTCTGTCCAGGATATCGTTGTATTTTCAGCCATTCACTTTTCCCCCGTTCACTGCTTTTAAAATCCAAAGTAAATCAATGGGGTGGACTTCGATGGCCCCGGCCTCCCGGGCCCGTTCCTGGGCTCTGGGGGTGGTAAGATCATAATGGGGATGTTCCTGTTTATCCTGGTACCATTCCCGCTTCAATCCGAGTTTACCGGCAAACTCATGCAGGTGATCTTCATTTTTGGTGGATATCATATGACCCACCGAGTCAAATATAATTTGTTCAAAATTCCACAGTCCTTGGTGACCTTTCCATGGAATCGGTTTGCGAAATCTCACCGGGTTTTTCATCAGCAGCCCGATCCGGCCGGGGGAATAATCTCCAAAGTGGATTTCGGGTACCCCGGGATTATATCCATCAAGCGAAATCACATCGTAAATTGTAACCATCCCGATGATGGCCCCCAAGGTGAATTCCTTGATATTCGCCGCTTCCAAATCCGATTTAATATACGGATTTTCCTGACATAAATTCAAAGCCCATTTGGGTGTTTTCGACGAAGTATGAATAAAAATGGGGCCCCGGTAATTTTTATATTTGATTTGGCCGGACCGGGTTTCGATTTTCTTAGCGCCGATGGCTAATAAGCTGGCGTATGGTTCGTAAAATGATAATGCTTTCATTTCGCAAACCAGGCTTTAAATAGTGTTACTATCCACCGCCAAATAGAAAGTTGAAATTCGTCATATTCCCCTAAATCACATGTTTTGCATGGTTTTGCAGTAATCTCTTTCGCAGAATGCTTACAAATAGCACAGGTTCTTTTTTTCATGGTTATCCTCCTTATGATTCAAAATAAATAAATTTCCCAAGTTCTCCATCATTTACACTTACTTCCACAATAGTTATATCTAAACGGCTTGCGCCGGTTATTTTCAAATTGGCGGCCAGGGCCTTCAGCTATCGCAAGCAGCCCCCACCGGTCCCTCCCCCTAGTGCGATATTCCGTATGGCGCTTTTAAGATAATTTTCGCTCGACCTTCGCAAACTATCTATAAACACCACCCGCCAACTTGCGGCCGGTTTCCCCATCCGGCCGAATCTATACATCAACCTGAGTTGCATTTTTTTGAAGGGACAATCTGATTTTAAAACCCGGGGGTCAGACCCCCTGCCGGGCCCCCGGGTGATTCGTTGAAATTCAGGGATGGTTACTCCCCGGAATCAGGATGATCCGGAATGTTGGCCGGGGTTGTCGCGGCTCCCGGTTCGGTCAGCTCCACCGGAGCCTCTTGCGTGGTTGGTTCGTTTCCAAAATCAGTCATTGTTTTACCTCCTAAAATTTGTTTTTTGTAGGGATACGCTTGGGGACTAGTTTGTCATTTTGGTAATCACCTTCCTTATAATTCAACTGGCGGGATTTTAGTTTGGCCTGAAAAAATACATCATATTTTTGGAGAAACATGATCGCGCGTTACCCCGCCATTACAATCCCAATCTATTTTTTGACCAATCCCCGGGTATGATCACCCGCAGAATGTTCTTTGGAATATTTTGAAGCAATATAAGCTTTACAATCAATACAAAACTTCAAACCTCGATGCTGTATGTCTGGAGGAACTGGCGATAAACTTGGTTTTGATGGCTCTGATTTTTTCGATTCGGAAACAATCGGCGTCGACAAAACAGATACCGGGGTGGATATATTTGTTTTTGATTTCTCATGATCATCCGGTTTGGACATTTCATCAATTTCATCAAATAGCTTTACATCGTAAGTACTTTGTATCAATGAATCATTTGGATCAATCGACGATAGAGAAGCGATAATGCTTTTATATCCACCAATGATTACTTGTAATTGATCAATGATCAGGTCCGTTTGAGGTGCTTCATTTTGGATTTTTTTCAAATCTTCTTCATTAATTTTCAACAAGCGATAATACCGTCGTAAAAGGGGCGTCGTCCCTGGTGAATCACAAATCGTAAAAGCGCCGTTTGATTAAATTGAATTTTTTTACTCATTCTAAACCTACTTTCTTTTAGCCGCGAGGGCCGGATTCGAACCGGCGGTCTGGGGCTTTTGTATTCCCCAAATCCTCCACGCCCCGCAATGTATTAAATTTTAGATTTCATCATCCGGATATCGAATCATTTCAAAATCGTACAGCAAATGATCGGTGAATTGTTGCCAGCGGGACCGATAGCCATCCAGATATTCGATATCATAAACAAGCTGTTTCATCCCCCAGAGCGCGGAGGTATAAAAACTTTTTTGCAAATCAAAATGGTGGCGCTGGCGTTTGTTGATGCTTTGTAACAGTATCCCCTTAAACTCCATACATTTCTTTTGAAATGACGCTTCCAGCGCTTCGTAGCTCACCTGCTTCGGCATGTCAACCCCTCTTTTCAATCCAAAAATATTCGTCGCCCATGATATTTCCGCCGGCCGGATCGGGATTGTGGACGAGTACCCCGCAGGTATGTATTACCGAATGACGGATGTTCTTAGAATTGTAACCTTGGGGAAAATAGTACTGGACATGCATTGGCCGTGCGGTACCCCAAAAGAGTTGATAACCGTTTTGCTTTAGAAATGATATGACTATATCAAGCCATTTATCATTGGCGAAATCAATCTCGGGTATCATGTCAAAGGGCAAGTCCATAACGGATGCAATACAAGCCCGAAAACTATTCCCTGGGTCCACTTTGGTATTGGTAATATCCTGATATACTGGAGTCAAATATTTCACCCCCGAAACTTAATCACACAAGCCGTACATAATTTTTTAATGGTTTTACCGGCCGAAATCTTTGCCGGTACCGGGACTTCCCAACAAGCTTGACCACAATTTGGACAATGGACTTCTTTTCCACCTGCGAATTTTTCACGGATGTTTTTTTGTAGAGGCATACATATAAGACGGGTTCCATCGTCTACGTCTAGATCTTTGAAAACAAAACCGGTTTCTTTGTCGAACCCCATCTTTGCATCACTCATGCGCCGACCCCCTTTTAAATTTTATGGTTCCTACTCTGGACATCGCCCTCGTGTTTGCCTCCCCCGACAAACACGGATTTCCGAACAAGGGATGTCCAGGGTGGGAGTCATAAAACTCCCGATAGTTTACTGACGAATGACGACTCGAATACAGCATTCGGTACACATCCTGGATAAGGCTTTATAACCTTCCGGTATAGGCTTGTCCCAACATTCTCTGCCGCAAACTGGACAAACAGCGTCTTTCCATCCGGGTTTCCCTTCCGGTATATTTATTTTCATAGGCATACATAAAACTTGATGTCCGGATGGTGGTCCTTCGTATAGCCATCCGGTGCGAAAGTCCAAAGTAAGTTCGGTGACATTCCTGATGTGGCGTTTTGCAAACATTCGTTCAGCCTCCTTCAATTGGTTTGAACCACCGGCATCGGCGCCGGGATAACCCAGCGAAAACTTTGGGTGAACAATTTACTTTGCATACTTTTTGGTCCCGGCTGATAAAGGCGCACTGGGGGCAATGGCCGGGGTGAAATTTCTTCGAGTTTAAGGAAGTCAACATTAACTCTTTATTCTTTCATGTTTTCAAGCTTAAAATTGAAAAAGGATGATAGTATTCCGTTTTCTAGTTTATAGCGATAAAAAACAACTTTAGTGGCATCTCCTTGAATATCATAAAAAACAAAACTTTTGGCGACAATTTTCCAATCAGGTAATCTTTCCCGAACATATGCACAAATAATTAAACTATTAGTTTCAGTCAATTGGGTTGTTACTCTGGACAACCCAATTAATGAAAAACCTCGCTGCATAGACCAACCGACTTCGTTGAATTCCTGATCTTCAAAAACATATTCATGTTTAGGGTCCTCTTTTGTGGCCGTGAAAATGATTTGTTCAGTCCACATGCGGATCAGTTCCTTTCGATTGATTTTCTGTTATTTCTCGTTCCATGTGATTGTATAAAAGATTGATTAACGGTTTATGGTTAATTTTTTCTTCCGACTTGGTTATTTTATAGTTGATGATCTCACCAGTTTTACGGTCAATTTTGATCGAATGTACATACGGCAAGTCAATCACTCCTTCACATTACGTTCGTTACCGTTCGGAAGTCATCCAGATAAAATAAAAAGCTTATCAATTGGTTCTTCGGGAAATGCTTTCATTAGTGCCGCAATGGTTTTAGGGCTTCCACCTCGTTTCCCAGATAGCAATCTGCTAATCGTAGCAGGCGTTAAATCGGCTTTTATAGCGAGTTGATGTTGAGTCCATTCGTTTTTTGATAATAGTTCTCGGATATATTCACTGTTCGGAATCAAAATATACACCTCTTTACGATACGTCTATTTCCGTTCGGTAATTCCAAATTCAGTATAACATTTTTAATTACCGTTTGTCAAGAAATATGTTGCAAAAGCATTGCCAAATGGTAATACTTTTTATATAATGTTAACAAATATAACCGATGTTTTTTTAGTAGGAGGATAATTCGATGGAGAATATTAGTATAGGTGAGTTTATACGAAATAAGCGGACGGAAAAAGATCTCGGCCAAAAAGAATTGGCTAGGCTTGCAAATATAAGTACCGTTGAGTTATGGCGAATTGAAACAGGTGATAGAAAGAAAGTATCTCCTTCTATCTTAAAGGCACTCGCTCCACATATGGGTGTTTCATATGAAGAATTAATGAAAATAGCCGGATATATACCAGATGATTTTGCTTTTAATATCACCTATATCGATGAAGAGGAAATGCCGGAATATTACATTAAAGCAATTGGACTATTGCGTATGGCATATGATAATTTAAATCAAGCCGAATTTGAAACTATGATGGAATTGATAAAAACATATATACAGACTATTGCAGATGTTAAAAAGGGAGAAAAATCATGAAAGCCATAGCATATGCTAGATTTTCATCAGATAATCAGCGCGAAGAATCTATTGACGCACAATTAAGAGCTATTCGTGAATATGCGGATAATAAAGGTGTTATAGTAATTAAAGAATATATTGATGAAGCCCGATCGGCAACTACCGATAATAGGCCTTTGTTTTTACAAATGTTTGAGGATATATCGTCCGGCAGAATTGAAGCCGATTTTTGTTATGTCCACAAATTAGATCGTTTTGCTCGTAATCGCTATGATTCCGCTATTTATAAGCGTAAATTAACTAATCATAATATGTGTCTAGTAGCTGTCGCCCAACCGTTGGATGATTCCCCGGAGTCAATCATCCTTGAATCAATGCTTGAAGCTATGAATGAATATTATTCGAAAAACCTTGCCCGGGAAGTCATGAAGGGGATGCGTGAAAATGCATATAAAGGACTTCACACTGGTGGTAAACCTCCGCTTGGTTATGACGTAGGCCCTGATAAAAAATTGATTATTAATCAATCGGAGGCCGATGCAGTAAGAATTATCTTCGATATGTATTTATCTGGTGAATCCTACCCTAAAATAATTATTCATTTAACTCAAGCTGGATATACTACCAAAACCGGTAAACAATTTCAGAAGACTTCAGTTTATGAAATTTTACGTAATGAAAAATATACAGGAATCTATATTTTTAATAAAGCTGTATCAGCTAAAAACGGTAAACGTAATAACCATGCTAAAAAAGACGCCGAACAAATAATTAAAGCTGATGGCGTTATCCCGGCCATTATAACTTCTGAACAATTTGAAGCTGCTCAAAAAATTATGGAAAAACGCAAACAGGCCCCGGCAGCTGCCAAGGCTAAAGAAGTATATTTACTTACGGGGCTGATTTATTGTGGAAAATGCAACGGTGTTATGGTTGGCAACCGAGCCAAACAGGGGCGAAATAAGCAAATATATGCTTATTATGAATGCAATAATAAAAAACGTTTAAAAACGTGCGACGCTAAAACTGTTAACAAAGAATATATTGAAAGTTTTGTTGTAAAATGGCTTTTAAAGGCTATTTTTAGTGATGAAGGAATTACCCAACTAGTGAAGATGCTTAAAGAAAAAAACAATGAGATTGTGCAGCAAAGACAAGCTGAGATTAAATATGCTCGGAATGAATTGAGAGTTGTTGAGGATAAAATACAAAATATAATTAAAGCCATATCCGATGGCATGTATAATCCATCTATGAAAGATGCATTATCGGAACTAGAGCAACAGAAAGAAATATTATCTAATACAATCCATAGTTCTATAAAAAAGGTCGAAAACCAATTAACAGAATCAATGATTCAAAAGTATCTCGAAAAAGACAAAAATAGTTTCCTTTTGAATAATATTCAGGCCTGTAAAAATATAATTAGTAGCTATGTTAAAAAAGTCACTATCTTAGATGGTTTTATTGATAGTGAATTTGGTTTGGATTTAGATGGTGGAGGCGGAGCGTGCCTAACCTTAGAAACGTCCGGTAGGAGACCAACACTTCCCGCTAAAGTTAACCCGGACAACCGGCGAAATGCAAAGCTCACGGAAGAACAGGTGCAATATATCCGTGAGCATCGGTCAGATAGCTTGACATCGTTATGTAAAAAATATAATGTTTCTAAAGCCCAAATCTGTAGGATATGGAATGGAGAACGGTGGAAAAAACTAAAATAATCCCAATTGCCCCGAAAACTCTTGAAAAACTTCTGGTTCTTTCGGATTTTCCTTTAAATTAATCAATTTAAATCCGTTTCCATAACAATCCTTAGCAAAACCAATCAAATCATCTAAATATAATGGATTTATCTCCCACACCGCCCAGTCGTTTTTCCCTTTTTCTAAAAAGCGCACTTCTTTGACAATTACCCGGAACCAATCGTCAAAGCCGATGTGGGGAGAGTGAATAAATGTCGGCCATTGGTTACCATCTCGGATGGTTATAGTGCATTCACCCATAATATCACTCTCCTAATCTTTTAAAAGCATTGTTAATATCACAACGAATGCCTATATCACAACCATGTCCGCATTTATCGCAAAACCCAATTTTTATAAGTTCTTTTAGTTCCGCGATGGTTTTATTGTGATTATTCATAAAAGGTTCTTTTGATATAAATGTTTCACATTGCCCATTTTTAGTTATTACTATATCTAACGGCTCTCTACTAATAGTCAGGATAGCCTTACATCCGGAAATTAAAACAACTCCACTTTGAAATTGTGTAATTTCCGGGTCATCATTGAATATACAATCTTGATTTCTACAAGTGACTTTTATTGGATTAATCACTTTTCAACTTCCTTCCTGGCCGCGCTGACCTCAAACGTTATCGATTGGTCCGGCCCGGCGCTTTTTATTTCATTAGCAGATGGAAACAATTCAACCTTTAATATTCGATTTACAAATTCCGACTTTCCCCCCCGGTCGCTCCCCTTGAACATCCGGTCTAGCTTATCAACTATGTCCTTATCGACTGTAACGGACAGTTTTTCTTTTGTCCCTGTTCCTTTTTGACGCGGCATGTTTATCCTCCTTAAAAGTTTAGGGGTATTTTAGCTGGCCTTTTGATGCTTTTTACCGCGGGCCTGGTCGCCGGCGGAGCTGCTGAAGCTAAATTAAAATACCTGCTAAAACACCATAAGTAAATTTATTCCTTTTTGCATTTTTACCCGATACCTGTTAGGGTATCTAAAAAGCCCTTACTGTAATTGCTTTTAAGAAATTGCAGTACTTCATCTTTTGAGAAATTACAAACAGATCCGCCTTGACGCTTATTGATTACGGCAACATCCCCAATATGTAATTCATCTAAATACTTCCGATATTCTAAGCACCGTTCTATTGGTATTCCCGTCTTTTTCGATATTGCTGACTCCCCGTTTAGTTTGGCAGAAAAGTCACTAAAAAGCGCTTCTGTAAATTCCAAAAGCTCTTTTATTCGACTCAAGGAATCATTTAAAAGCGCTTTTTCGGGTTGCGTTGTATCTGGAGAAGTGCTTTTTTTTGCTTCCCAATCTAAACCATCCAAGGAAATCTTCCATGGAAACATGAGTGGAGCCGAAAATATCAGCAACAAAAGCGCCGATGACATCGATATTTTAAACCATTTAGCCTCAATTCCGGTATTAAAATTCAGGTCAGCAAATACGCTTTTTGAAACAATTTTTGAAGTTTTTGAGACGGCATTTAGCTTGACCTCTAATTTTTTCCGCTGGTCCTCCAATGCCTTGATTTCGTCCTCAAACTGGTTGTACTTTCTGCCGCGCCCATGGTCCTTAAACTCCAAATTCCTCTGTTCTTTCTTTGCCCGAATATCATTACGAATATCGGTCAAATCAGTGTTCACATTAGTTTGTATATCGGAAGTTTGCTGGTACATTTGCTCCTCCATATCGACCTTGGACACAATCACACCGAAAGCTGAAATGAATTCGAAAATAACTATATAAATGATAACGATAAACCACAACCCCACCGCCTTCCACCTGTCCCACTTCCATTTTCTCTTCCTATACGCCGCCGCCCGGCCCCGGAGGTACTGGGCGAATAGTCCGGCGAAGATTGCCCCGGATCCGGCGTATATCTTAAAAAGCGGATCAGACGAAAGTTGGAGCATTGTGTGAAACGTGGCCGAAATGCAGAGGACCAGGGCAAAAATGTGGATGAAGTAATGCTTAAGGATAGGCCAAAGCTTTTTCAAAAAAATCGCCTCTTTTATCTAGAATAATCAATTTTCTTTTTTTAGTTATGCCACAAACCTGCCACCCGGAGCATTTAAAACAATATCCTGGATTTGTTGATTTAATTTTATAAGCATCAACATACGTATAAAGTCTTTCTCCCGGCCACCGTTCCCAAGCATACCTTTCGGCTTCTAAAATTAACTCGCTAGAAAGTGTGTCGCTTTCATTCCTAAATATTGCACAATTAACTCCGGACTGATTATCCATTGGTTTAAACTTTCTCCATACGAATAAAGCACGCCCATCTTTGGTAATTAAAACTATCTTTTCTCCTGGACCGCAAAACCTATTATGTATGCGCCCATCACGATAATGATAATATGAGTAATGACGCTTAAAAAGCTCCATTGCATATAAATCACCATCTTTAATTTGTATCCAATGGCCGGTTAATTCTTCAAAAGGCAATGCTTGCCGATAATACATTATTGTATTGGAAAACAAATAATAATAAAAAAGCATAAGACATTTACGGTTAAAGTTTTTTCTATCATCGGATTATAATCCCGAATTTAATATTTGACATTTCCTGCTCCCTCCGTATCTAATAAATTATATTTATCCTACAAATATATTTTAATAGGCGCGTCCATAATTTCCAATAGTCAATTTTACCGATTTCCTCTTTCCTCCCACAAAATAAAAAAAGACCTCCCCCGGAGGGAGAGGTAAAGGAGGATTTGGGCTTATAAAAAAGCGGCCATAATTGCGACCAATACAGCTAAGTTCCTTTGTATTTTTAGATTACGGATCTGCCTCTGGTAACTGGATGATAATTTTTGTAACTCTGTCAACGATTCCTTGGCATTCGTTAAGGCCGTCAATAACTCCGTTAAATCCTGCTCTGATTCCATCAATGATTTTTCGAGATTCGTTATAGTTTGCTTCGAGTCTTCGATAATCTGCCTTGATTCTTGAAGTTTCATTGATAGCTCCGTTATAGAGCTTTTGCAACTCTGCAATTCTTTGAATTGAAGCTGAATTTTGTTTTGTAAGGTCTGCAATAATTGTATCGCTTCGGTTCGTTGTAATTCTGTCATTTCGTAGTTGGACGCCCAAACCGGCAATAACAATAAGCAGAGCAATAATAAAACCGACATAAATTTTATGCACACTTTTAAACCTCCTCTGACTTTTTAAACGATTTACCTGCTAACGCCTTTTCAAGTGCAACAGATAACGCCGTCCCAATACCCCAAATACCATCCGGACCCATGATTGCCGTCATCATGGTCGGAGCATCTGACAGTCCGCGAAACCATCCCCATAAAACAATACCGGCTAAAATTAAAACCGGAATTTGAGCGAAAACAAATACTTTTATTCGCGTTCTGGTTTGCCAATTCTTAATTTGTTTAATCACGCTAACTCCTCCTCCAATAAAAGAGAGTAAGTAAATGAATCTCCCCATAAGTCGCGAGCCTGGCGTGCCAGAGCCATAAACTCGTTGAAATCGGCGAGCCGTTTAAAAACTTGGCAACCTGCTGAGAATTTATCCACAGTCTCCGAATTTTCCCCGGCGTGGTGCAAGTTAACGCCAAAAAGCCCGGTTTCCTCCCGGCCGGAAAAGTA